CAAATGTCGTAAGAGGCTCTACTAATGGATGACCGCAAAGACGAAGTGGTAAAGCAGAAGGAATTCCTGGCTCAGGAGGCCCTCAAGGTTGCTAATGAGGCCATTGGTCTTCTGCAGGACCAAATGTCCGAATGCTCGACGCGAGACCTCGTTCAGATTTTCTCTGCATCGGTAAAAGCTCATCGCGAAATCACTGAGGACATTGTTGTTTTGACAAAACCCGAGCCAGCTTCCGAGCAAGAGCTTGCTAAGGAGTACGACGGGAAGGTCGAAGAGCTTCTGAAGCGAATCAGCAACTTCTAAAATGCGCCCCATTATCACAAAAGCCAGCTTGCTTGACGAGCACAGCAGCTGGCGAAAATACATTCGTGGCATTCAAGAATTGATTGTGATGGAGGCGCCTGCCTCCGTAATTGAAGAATACAAATACAAAGCCGCACAAACTTGCTTTCTGGCATTTGCCGACATCATGAAGAAAGGTGACCTTAAGGTCGTCGCCTTTCACGAAGTGATCGCGTCTGCTTTCGAGGATTTGGCAAACAAGCGTTATCGTCGTCTGATTGTTTCCTGTCCGCCACGCTCCGGCAAGTCGATGCTAGCATCAATGTTCGTGGCATGGTTGCTCGGACGGGATCAACAAACGCAGCATATCATTGCGTCCTACGGTCAGCAACTTTCCGGAAAGTTCCATAAGGATACCATTGGATACCTGAAGCATCCCGAATTTCGGAAGATATTTCCGGACTGGAAGGGATTCTCGCCGGATTCTAAATATGACATGCTGGGGGGAGGATATATCCTTCCGACTTCGGTCGGAGGCGTACTTACGGGGTTCACCGCAGGCACCACAAACATCACGAGTCCTGGCGTCGGATCTATGATTGTGGACGACCCGTTGAAAGATTCGACATCCACAGCAGCACTGGAAGCCCTGGAAAGTTGGTGGGGTGAACAGGCTTCGACGCGACGCACAAACAACTGGTGTCAAATGGTAATCGCCACGCGATTCCACCAACATGACTTGCACGGTGTGTTGCTGGAGGCGGACGGGGAATATGATGTAGACGAAAACCCAAACGGCTGGCGTTGGGTGAATATCGCGGGTTTGATCGAAACGGCAGAGCAGAGAGAACAGGATCCGCTTGAGCGGAACCTTGGGGAATCTCATTGGCCGTCTAACAATGCGTTTACGGTAGACATGCTCATGGCGCAGAAGAAGACCATGGGTTCCTTTGCTTTCGCCGCCTTGTACCAAGGTAACCCGGTCGCAGCAGAAGGGCAAATCATCAAAGACAGCTGGATTACTCGCATGGAGAAGCCGGACTGCCCTGAGTTTGATTTGACTTGGCTCGCAGTTGACTGCGCGTTCTCTGAGAAACAACTTGCAGATGAGACGGCCATTTGTGTGGCTTCGATCTCTCACCGTTTTCCCGGGAAAGTATACATTCGGGAGATTATAACGGGAAGACTCGGTTTCCCCGACTTGATTGCCAAAGTGAAGCACCTGTATAGATATTACGACGCTAGAGTCCTCTGCATTGAAAAAGCTGCATCCGGCCAATCTCTGATTCAGATGCTAAAGAAAGAAGCGAAAATCCCGATTGAGGAAATGAAACCGCTCAAGTCAAAAACGGTACGTCTCCAAGCGGTTGCCCCGTTGATGGAGTTTGACCGAGTTAAGTTTGTGGAAGGCGAGTGGATTGATGACTTCGTAAGAGAGTTAACGACTTTCCCCTTCACCAAACACGATGATAGAACAGACGCATTCACTTGGGCATTGACTTATTATGCAATGAAGTTGGACACGGTTGACAAAGGTTTGCAAGATTCTATCATTCAGAATAAACGCTTCTTCGGCGAGTTGACCAGGCCTGGCTTTGGCAATCAGAACGTATTCCCCAACTTGACTCGTGGGCGTTTACGTATGTTTCCGTCCGACCATAATATTAACGATCCTGATTACGACGCCGTGAGCGGCGATGCAGATCCTCGGTCCTCTTTTGTTCGGGGAATACGTGGCGGCAAGAGAAATATCGGCTGGGATACAGAGTTGTGATCGGGATTCAGCCAACCCCGTAAAAAGTTGCTGTTGTTCACAACAGATTACCATGGCTATTCAACCGAACCCTGATAACGTCCCCAGCATGATGCAGGAGGATTTTGGTACAAAAGTTCTGATAACAGATGTGGCAGCAGACAAGTTGCTGGCAAAAGCGTCCAAGCATGGCACCGAGCGCTACCGTGTTTGGTGTGGCGGTAGAGGAGGGTTTGACGACTTCGCAGAGCGTCTACATTGAGCGGTTGCTTGAGAAAGACGAGTGGTGGGTGCTTTAGGGTATCCGGGTAAAACTAGAAGTTGAGTTCAGTCCTCCAATGACTCAGCTTATTCTTCAAGGGGGTGATTTGCATGTAGAGCTTATCGGACACGAAGCGTATGATTTACCCACTGTTGTCAATTTATTTAACATGCTCACCTCCAAGGAAAAGCGCAAGAACCGTCGCGCTGAAGCAGCCCAAATGCTAGAAAACGCCTACCACAAAGGTATGGATGTTCAACCGCCCAAGTTTCTAACTTGGCGTCAAGAAGAACTCTGGAACTGCTTCAAACGAAACACAGTCACCCTCGCTCATGGCTGTGCCGGCACAGGCAAGACTCTCATCGCACTTCATTACGGACTTTACGGAGTTGCCTCTGGCGATTTTGAAAAGGTTTATTATGTTCGCAGTGATGTCGGTGTCGAGTTCCAACGTGGCCGTGGCGCTTTACCTGGCGATTTGTCCGAAAAGATCGCTCCGCTGATTGCTCCCGTCTTAGACAACCTACCCTGCATCATGCGCTCCCAAGGCGCCGCAGAATACCTCCTCAACAAAAAAATCATTGAACCCGTACTTCTGGAAGATATCCGGGGTCGTTCACTGAATAACGCATTCATCATTGTCGATGAGTCACAGAACTTTTTGCCTTCGCACATTAAGACTTGTCTGTCGCGCGTCGGTAAAGATTCAAAAATCTGTCTGATTGGTGACACTAAACAAACCGACATGGAAGTCTTCCGCCGCGAGAACGGTCTCGTGGATGCTATTCACCGTCTTCGCAACCTTGGTGAAGTTGGCATTGTGGAGTTCCAAAAAGAAGACATTGTTCGCAATAGCGTTATTGCGCATATTTTAGACCGTTACAACGATTGACTATGGCTGGGGTTTCCGCTCACACAACTCAACGAAACCCCACCTTCTTTAACTTTGCGGGAGGCGATGGCCAAGTTACGGTCGGAGAAAAGCAGCAGTCGATGCGAGGGGTGGCCCAGAGAGGCACTGCCGGTATAACTACGGGTCGCGATCGCTGTAAGCGCGGCAAGGCATGCGGAGCGACTTGCATCGCTGCTAACGAAGATTGCATCATCGACTTTCCAGAGCCTGTGCAGGCTCAACTGCAAAAAATGGCGCAGTTTATTCTGGATCGTCGTACTAAGGAAGGTCGTGCAGTTGAAGCTGGCTCTGAGGAAGATATTGAACTCGGGCGGGCAGTTGGCAATGTGGGACGTCATTTGACGCAGGAAGGGAAATATCAGAGGGGTTCAGGTAAGTATAAGAAGGAGACTGAGGAAAAGAGTTTTGGGACCACGCAGTTCGGTCTCCAGCGCATGCTAGGTAACAAAGAGATTGACGGTCTTAAGGCAAACCGTGACCGAATCGTTGGTTCAGAGGATAACGCTGAGCTACGTAAGGCATGGCAACGGGATACACAATCGCGTGGCATTAAACTGAGTCGTAAAGATTTGGAAAACTTGTACGACTCGCTCGATATGGCGGCACAACAACAGCTCAATGGTACTGGTTCGCCGCCCTCTGGGCAATACTATGGCGGAAAGGATAAGAGTGGTAAAGAAATTACGAATGCTAAGTCGGCTAACAAAGAGCGGGGCTTGGCGGTACTTGACTTGTACTTGAAGCAAGGCGGTACCGATGCCTATCAAATCGGGTCTAACCGTGTATTCTCTCCAGCTGACTTAGATATCGAGCATGTCAAGCCAATGCAGGCGAAGAGGGGTTCTGGACAAGGTGGTAAAGATGAGCCTGAGAACTGGGTCTTAGCTAGGGCGGGTGCTCAGCGAACTCGTTCCGACCAGTTTTTTAAAGACTTTATCGACAACTTGCCAGATACGAAAGACAAGGCGGCGATGGCAGAATACTATTCAACCAACCGCAAAAAGCAACAAGCCAAACGCGCATCGGCTCACCTAAGTCAAGATATTTACAAGAACCGTGGTAACTATACCGACGAAGAGTTCATCAATATGGTAAAACTGGCAAAAGCTTCCGCTAAGAAAAGCGGAGAGATTACCATCAATCCGATTGCGAAGAAAGTGTTTCTCAACGAGAAAGGAGATCAAGACGGTTTCTTCACTGGCGCGGTTCTGAAGGACCCCACCGGAACTTCTCGTGGTGGTGCCGTTAATCAGCCCGCAGGTTGGGCAAAAGCTTATCTGCTTGCTCGAAAGAATGAGACAAGTCCTGCGGAGGCAGCTGAGTTGCGAGCCGAAGTCCGGGACATCTGGCAAAACAAGTGGCTCGGCGGTCAGATTAGCACACAACAGATGGTCAACCAAGTTGCGAACGTTTACCAAAACAGACTGTCGCCCGGAGCATGGGAACTTGTGAAAGATGATGTTGCCTCTGCTGGGCAAAACCTGGTTAACAAGTACCCCAACATCGGGTCAGCCTCCCCCTCACCTCCCGCCAAATCCAAGAAAATGTCTCAAAAAGAGGCTGAATCCTCTATTGACGACCTCCTGAAATTACTCTAATGAGAAAAGACACACGGTTCAGGCGTCCGGAACGCCACGAGATTGAATCAAAGTTGCCTTCAGGGGTATTGTCCGATCCGCAGGCTTTAGGTGTGTGGAACATGAT